ACTCACTAAAAGCTTTGCCAGTTTGGCGAATCTGGGCTCTCCCGCGGGCGGCGGCGGCGGCGGCGCGCTCTCGGGCATTGCCGGATTGCTAGCTAAATTGTTCGGCATGGGCGGCGGCGCGGGCGGCGCGGGGGGCGCGACCACGGCGGCTGCAGGCGGCGGCGGAGGAGACCTTCTTGCCTTTGCCGGGGGCGGCGACGCTACGCCGGGATCCAGTTTCATTTCCGGAGAAGCCGGCGCGGAACGCGTTGACCTGACGCGCGGCGGCGGCGCCCGCATTACTCCGCTGGGGTCAAAGACCGGTGGCGACACTGTGCAAAATTACGATATGCGCGGCGCAGTCGTGACCGATGACCTGCTGCGCAAAGCCGAAGCCGCGCAGATGATGCAGCAGAGCGAACAGCGGGCCACGGCGCGAGCAGTCAGCATGTCGCAAGAAATTTCGAAGCGTAGCCGCCCAGCGAGATGAAATCCCGAGGGTGCCCCATTCTAAACGCGCTTTTTCAGCGTTTAGGGTGGGGACGTTGACCTTCGAACTTCAAATCAAAATCCCCACCCTAACGTCGAAAAGCACGACGTTAGAATGGGGCACCCAAACCCTGTTAGGAGGACTCTTCTATGAACGCACACAACACGCAACTGCACTCGCTTTTGCTTCTGGTCGCCATCATCCTGTTTGTGATTGCCGCGCTGACTAACACCTTCCGCACATTCGTAAGGCCAGCCACGGCCGCCGCGCCTGCCACCGTCGGATATTGGCCGTGGGGCGGCCTGATGTTTGTCTGGGCCATGGCGCTGTTTGCTGCCAGCTTCTATTTCTGAAGATTGAACCTGCGAAGAGCGTTGCGACTTATGACAGCTTTTATGCCGTCCTCGATGAATTGGATAAGGCAGCTGTTCATCGTTCCCCGCGCCAGCACATAGCAGAGTTGTCCTTTTCTACGTCCATCAAAGGTCGGCATTCCCAGGTAGCGCGACCATCGGTAGATGTACAGTGGGAATGAGCGCGGGATGGGACGGCGGCTCAGAACTTGACCTCGATGCCTGCATCTTTCAGAACCTTCTCGATCCGCTCCGCCATATCGTGTGCGGGTTCGATGGCAGAGTTTCCGTACTCGTAGCTCTTGAGCAGATGGCGTGAGGCTTCGAGCAGCTTAGCCATCTCTGGCGCGGCGAGAATCACGGGGACGTATTTGTTCTCGACATAGTTCGCGATGGTGGTTTTCGGGCCAGGCAATCCCTTATCGTTGACACCTTGCTCGTAAATATCGCTGCGTTCGTGCGCGCGCGAAGAACGACGTTGCGTCGGTTCACTCTTCCACATGCTGCTCATGCTTCACCTACCACGGTGATGGCTTGCAGCACCGAACGCCAGTACGTGAATCCCGCGGCGCGATCGGCCAGCATGTTGGTCAGGCAAATCTCGCGGGCTTCCTCGATACAGCCGTTGCAAACTTCGAGCACCATGGCAGCGTGCTCAACGGGATCCGGCGGTCCTTGATGAAACATAAAATCAGCTCCTAGCTGCTAGCTTTGTCATGTTCGGCCAGCAATTTCTGGGCGAAATGCACCAGCCACATCAGATCGGGCAGCGTGCATGCGTACGGAAGGTCTTTAGCGATTTTGGCCAACCGTTTGCGATCCGCTTCGGTGATTTTCATAAACCAAGCCGCTGGCTTTCCGTGAACGGGTCGGATCATCTACCCCGATTGCCTCGCTTGTCAAGCGCACTTTCGCCGCTGGCCTGTGGATCACCGGAAAATTAATTGAGTCAATGAATCAATGACTCATTGAGTCAATCCTTATGGCCATTACGTACCCTCTGCTGGTTCCGGGCGCGATTGGCGAGTCGGAGGCCAACCTCAAAAAATACGATGCCGTCGGGGAAGTGATTTCGCCGTTTGCCGGCTCGGCCCAGCAGCAGCAGTGGCAAGACCAGCATTGGGAACTTGACCTGGTATGGCCGGAAATGACCTGGCCGCAGGCAGCGGCTCTCGACGCCTTCATGGGCGCGCTGCATGGCAAGTACGGGTCGTTTGTGTGGTCGCCGCCGCAAGCGGTGCATCCGTTGGGGTCCGGGTCGGGCTCGCCGATCGCTCTATCCACCGGAGGCGCGAATCAGCCCGGCAGCAATCTCATCGTCAGCACCGGCTGGACTCCTAACACCGCAGGCCTGCTCTTGCCGGGCGACTTTCTCGAAGTGGCAGCCGTCGCCACGCTGCCCCGGCTCTACCAGTATGTGGGGCAGGTTCCACTCGCCAGCGGAGCTTTCGGCATTGCCAACATCGACATTTTTCCCTCCATCCGAGAGGCGCTGCCTAACAACCAGCCCATCATCATCAACGGCCCGGCTGGCACGTTTCGCCTCGCCGTCAACCGCCGCGAAGCTCCGGAGAAGCGTACCCGGACGTTTACGTTCCAGCTGAAGGCCAGAGAAGCGGTTTAGCTCCTAGCTTCTAGCTTCTAGCTAACAGCGGTTTTGTTTGAAGCCAGTAGCCAGGAGCGTTTTATGGATATCGACGAGCTCGCCGCGCAGGCCGCTTATGCGGCCTTTCTGCAAGAGGTGCGGGCGTGGCTGCCGCATGATGGTTCGCCGTGGGATGAATTGCCCATGCCGCTGCGCCAGGCCTGGACGGCGGCTGCTCGGGCGGCACGTGAGTCAGGTCAGACTTCTACACTCCCACCTTTCAATCCCCCACTCTTCGCAAAACCGGCGAAGAATGGGGCACCCAAAGATGGGGCACCCGCCAAACCTGAAAATTAAAAAGGAGGGTTGTCTATGAACCCAGAGCGAATCGCTAAAGTCATTGCCGGATTAGAGGACATCAACGCCCGCCATCCCAACCGCCATCTCGCAGAGGAAATCTGCGAACTGAAGGGTATGCTCGCCAACCAGATCCTGTCGCAACCGGTCATCTTTTACTGACTCAATGATTCACTGACTCAATGAGTCAATGATCCCGTGCCCAGAAATCTCAGCCCTAACGTGCTCACGCAGGTGCTGGCTAACCAGCTGCGTCCGGCGCTGTTTCTTGAAATCGCTTTTCTTACGGAAACTATCTGGCTGTGGAGCGGGCTGGGCGCGATCACGCCTCCGGGCCCGGCTTATGGCGTTACCACGTTTCCCTATACGCAGACTTTTCTCGGCATGGGGTGGCTGGGGCAAATCAAAGCCGTGCCGGCCGTCACTGACGTCATTGCGCAAAACATTACGCTGGAGCTTTCCGGCATCCCGACTGAGCTGATTACCGACGCCATCAACGCGGTGCGGCAGAATTCTACAGCCACGCTATGGGTGGCCGTGCTCGACACCAACTTCAACGTGATTGGCGATCCGGTGCAGGTGTTTGCCGGCGCGCTCGATGTGCCCACGCTGGTCGAAGGCGCGGAGACTTCGAGCATTGCGATTACGGGAGAGAATCCGCTGATCGATTTGAACCGCTCGCCGCAGCGGCGTTTCACCGACGTCGATCAGCAAGTCGACTATCCCGGCGACACTGGATTTTTTCAGGTGCAGTTGCTGCAGGATTACAACTGGGTGTGGCCGTGGCCATCGCCCTATGATGGCAGCTATTCGCCGCCCGCGTATCTGCAGCTGCTGCCAGTTTCGCCCGTTATCATTCTGGTGGGCGGCACGATGCAGATGACCGCTACCGAGACCATGACGTCAGGCGGCACCGCCGATGTGACTGCCTCATCGCAGGGCGGATGGTGGACCACGACCGACCCCAGTGTAGCCACCGTCACCCAGAATGGCCTGGTAACCGGCGTGGGCGAGGGCATGTGCGTGGTTTCGAAAGGCTGGAATCACGGCGAATTTGAATACAGCGACGTCAGCCAGTTAGTCGGCGCCAGCGCCACAGTCATCGTGGGGATCACGCCGCCGTAGAATCGCTGTCAGCTATCAGCTCTCAGCCGTCAGCTAAAACAAAACACGCGTGTCATCCCGAGCAACGCGAGAGCCTGCCCCGAGCGAAGCCGAGGGGGATCTGCATTTTCGGCGCATCAGCAAACTGCAGATTCCTCGGCTTCGCTCGGAATGACAGTTGGGGTGGTTTGGCTGAAAGCTGAGAGCTGAGAGCTGAAAGCTTTTTCATGAAACGCATTGCAAACTGGGAAGCCGCGCTGGCCGCATGGCAACTGGCTGTGCCTGCCCGCAGCTTTGCCTGGGGCGAGTTCGATTGCGCGCTGGCGGCCTGCGAAGCGGTGAAGGCGCTGACCGGCGTGGATCCGGCTGAGGCGTTTCGCGGAACTTATTCGACGGAAGCGGAAGCGGTGAAACTTCTGGGCCCGGGTGGCCTCGGGGAATTTGCTGCAACCGTCGCCCGCGAGTTCGGCATGGCTGAAGTTGTGCCGAACTTTGCTCACCGCGGCGACGTCGTGCTGGTCGACAATGGCAACCCCGGCGGCGCGCTGGGCATTGTGGATTTGAGCGGACGCTTTGCCTGGTGCGTGCTCGAGCGCGGCATGGTGCGGATTCCCATGGACCGCTGGCTGAGAGCCTGGAGCTATTGACTCATTTACTCATTTACTCATTGACTCATTGAGTCATTAAAAAAACCGGGCCGCAAGGTTGCTCGGCTTGCGGCCCGGCTTCTCATCGAAGGAGGGGAAATCGAGGCCTCGGTGGTCAGACTCAGAGAGCCGATTCCAAGGCTTTCATGTTCCCTTGGTTGTTTCACCTAGTGAGCGCGATCCTACCGCAGGCTGATCCCGTTCGTCAAGTAAAGCCAGCAGCTAGCTTTTCCAATGAGTCAATGAATCAATGATTCAATATGTCTAAGACTGTTCTCGCCGTCAGCGAAGTGGCCGCCGGGCTGGCTCTGGCCTTGACTGGCTTCGGAGTGATTGCCCTGCCCTGGGCTTTGAGCGCGGGCGTGCTCAGCGCCATGGGCGCGATCGGCGTCAGCGCTGGCATTACCGGCGTCTTCGGCTTGCTGCAGCCGCTGCTCAATCCCAATGACAACAGCGTTCCGGGCTCGCAGCAGAACTCGCAAGAGTCGGCCGCTTACCGCCGGGTGATCTATGGCTACATGGAAGTGGGCGGCGTGCTCACGTTCGATAACGTCCCTTCAGGGGATGGCAACTTCCAGCTCAACGGGCTCGATGCCGAGTGGCGCCACCAGATCTACACCATTGCCGGGCACCAGATCACGAGCTTTGGCAAAGGCGGCGTGCTTTCCGTCATCATCGATGGCGTGCCGTATCAGTTGACGCAGGTCCTCAGCGGCGCGGGGGTGGGCGGCTACATTCCGACCATTAACAACATGCCGTATGGCGGCCACGCGCAGTACAGCGGCCTGCCGACACACATTTATTTTGAATTCGATCTCGGCAATCCCGCGGAGACTTCCGCATTCCCCAATCTTGCCCTGGCCTGCCCCAGCACATGGACTGCCGCCTGCATTCAGCGCGGACGGGCCAAAGTGCATGTCGCCATGCAGTGGGACCAGCAGGCGGACGGCTCGCTGATTGGCAGCAGCACCAATCTTTCAGTGTCATCGCCGGTTTTTGTGAATGGGCGGGTGCCCAGCTTCCGCTTTCAGGTTACGGGCGTGCCCGTCATCGACACGCGCACGGGTCTGGTGGCGGCGAATCCCTCCAACCCGGCGCTGTGCATTTATGACTACCTCACCAACGCGGATTACGGCCTGGGATGCAATCCCGCGACCATCGACATTCCCTCGGTGAACGCCGCCGCCAACATTTGCGAAGAGCAAGTCACCGTCTTCATCGGCGGGTGAGGCGGTTTCTAGCTCTTAGCTTTCAGTTAAACCAAAAAGCACTGCCAACAGGTTGGAGTTAAACAGATGCCCACAGCTGGATGGAATTTTGTCGGCACGCGTTTGGGCACCACTGGGGTCGGTGCGTCGCAGGGCGTTTTTTATGACACCGGCATGGATATCGGCGCCTTTGCCGCTTATCCAATGTGCGTAGCATTTCAGATGTACGGCGATATGAGCGCTGGGGGAGCGCCATGCACTACCGTCACTTTGCAATGGAGTTCGACGACAGGCACGTTGACGCCCATTCCCGGCAGCCCATCATTTAGTTTTCCGGCGTCGAATCTGGGTTTCGGTGAATGGGAGTGTAACAGCTACCCTACGATTGGCCATGCTGCGGTCTATTGGGACGAAGGCGGAAATGATGTTGGGGGCTTAGTTGGCTCCGCGCCACCGACAGGCGTCCCAGCTCCTATAAGCGGTGCTGCGACGCTTTTCTTTATGGCGTCGGGCGGCGCAATTGGGCAAACTTTTAATTGGAATTGCGAGGACCTGCTCTACGGTTACTACTACTACACGCCGTCACCCAACATCGAAGTGCAGGAAAACCTTTACGGCTGCAATGGCGTATTCGATCATTCGGCGGCGCGCGGCGATGTGTTGAAGTCGCTGATTGGGTCGATGGCCGGCACCGTGATTCCGCCCGGCGATCTCTGGCACGTGTTTGCCGGGGCTTACAATCCGCCGACTACCATCCTTACCGACGCCGACTTGCGCGACTCGATTAAAGGCGACTTCCGAGTTTCGCGCCGCGACATTTGCAATGGAGTGAAAGGCACATTCATTCCCAGCTACCTGCCTACCAACCAGACGCAGGCGCAGCCCAGCGCCTGGCGCTGGACTGACTTTCCGCCCTACCAGGGCAATGGACTGCTGGGCCATCCCAACTATATTGCCGAAGATGGCGGCGCCATTATCTGGAAGGAAGCGCGCTTCGGCTTTACCACTTCTATCTGGATGGTGCAGCGCCTGGCGAAAATCGTGCTCCAACTTCTGCGCTTCCAAATCAGCCTGCACCTGCCGTGCAAGCTGACCGCGTTTCCGGTGCAGGCCGGAGACACCATCACATTCATCCACGCGCGCTGGGCGGCGCTGGCCAATCCGCCGCCTACAACTTTCTTTGTGACCCAGTCGACTCTGGTCATTGAAAACAGCGAAGGCGTGCCCACCCTGGCCGTCGACCTGGTGCTGCGCGAAACCGATCCGTCGATCTATACGTTCACCGCGCCCTCGAGCCCCACCAACCAGGGCGAGTACTCGAGCTACGGAAGTTTGGGAACGATGTGATTTTGATTTGGGTGCCCCATTCTAAACGCGCTTTTCAGCGTTTAGGGTGGGGATGTTGACCCTCGATCCTCGAAAGTCAAAATCCCCGCCCTAACGTCGAATAGCACGACGTTAGAACGGGGCACCCGAAAAGCTTCCAGTAAAGGCAGCTGCTAGCTATATGATCCAATTCCAAAGGAGGAACAAAACCGCATGAAGCAAAAACAACCACCGCAATCACGCCCGCACCAGCACTCACAGGAAATACGGCAGCCTCACAAACCGGCGCCGCCGCCGCCCGCAGACGCGGACGGCCAGACGCCAGCTACGCCCGCTCCCGCTCCCGATGAGCACACTCCCATTCCCGCTGAAGAACAGAACCCAGGCAACACCCAACAAGACGACACGCAGCTAAACGACGAGGACTAGCGCCCATGTGGGACAACCCCAAACTCGACCAGATCCTCGACGCCGTTACCGCGCTCGATAAAAAGGTCACCGCGCTCGACCTGAAAATCACCACCTACCAAACTAAAGGAGAACAATTTATGGCAACAGCATCGCAGGCCCTTATCGACCTGCAGAACGCAGTCAATACGCTGGTCGCCGGGCAAACCAATTTAGCTGCGGGAATCGCCGCGCTGCAAACTGCAGACGCGGCCATTGACGCAGCTCTGGCGACACTCGAAAGCGAAGTCTCGGCGCAGGGCGGAGTTTCGGCCGCCGACGTCGAAGCGGTTGTGGCGCAACTGAAAACCGCATCCACGGCGCTGGCCAGCGCCAATACTTCAGTCGGCACCGTAGTTACCGACCTGAACACGCAAGTCACGAAAGCCGGCAGCAGCGGCACGGGAATCACGGTAACCATCACGCCCGCCACGGCCACGCTTGGCCAGGGCATAACCCAGCAGTTCGCAGCTTCGGGCGATCCTGCCGGCTACATCTGGTCGCTCAACCCGGCCAGCGGCCAGGGCACCATCGATCAGACTGGGCTCTACACTGCGCCCACCGGACAGAATGGCGCCGTGCAGGTAATCGCCACCAGCAAGACGGACTCCACCAAAGCCGCCTCGGCCGCGGTAACGTTCGCCGCAGCCAATGCGACGGCCGTCACGGTTGCACCGGTCAGCGCCACCGTTGCCCAGGGCAACACGCAGCAATTCACCGCCGTCGTGACTGGCGATTCAAGCAACGCTGTCACCTGGACGCTCACTCCCGCCACCGGAGCAGGCACGATCGATCAGACCGGCCTGTACACGCCACCCACCACGCCCGGAGGCTCCGCGCAAGTGACAGCCACCTCCCAGGCCAACCCCGCCATCTTCGCCAACGCGTCGGTGACGTACTAGAACAATTGAGTCAATGAGTCATTGATTCATTGACTCAATTTCTTTTCTTCCCGTGTCTCCCGAACAAAAAACATTTCTGCTGGCTGCGGCTGCGGCTGCGGCGAAGTCTGGCCATATTTTTCCCGAGATGGCCGCCTGCGAAGCCGCGCTCGAATCAAGCTATGGACGCTCGGTGCTGGCCACCGAAGACCGCAATCTGTTTGGTATGAAGCAGCACCAGCATGCCGTCTTCGAAACCTGCCACCTGCCTACACGCGAATTCGAAAAAGGTGAATGGATCACGACCACTGCCGCCTGGGTGAAGTATCCGGACTGGGCTGCGTGCTTTGCCGATCGCATGAGCACGCTGAAGCGGCTGAGTTCCACTTATGGCCACTACGCCGCGGCGCTCGCGGCGAAAGACGCGCGCACCTACATCGAGGAAGTTTCAAAGACCTGGGCAACGGATCCGCAGCGCGGCGCGAAAGTTTTAATGATCTACGAGCAAATGGCCGATGGTTGGGACCGTTCGCCATTCCCACCTTTCGCAAAAGACGCGAAAGATGGGGCACCCGGTTCAAAGCTAGAAGCTAAGAGCTAGAAGCTAGGAGCTGACTTTATGAGTTTTACCAACGTACTGAAAAAGGCATATCCGTTCATCAGCATTGCGGCTGGCATGGGCGGGCCGCTGGGCACCATGGCGGCGGGCGTCGTGGGCCGAGCGCTGAAACTCGATACGCCGCCCGCGGGCACCGCCGATTCGATTACCGCTGCCATCAGCGGGGCGTTTGCCGACCCGGCGCAGCGGGTGGCGCTGCAGGCGGCCGAACAGGACTTTCAGGCGCAGATGGCGGAGCTCGGCTACAAAAGCCAGGCTGACTTCGAAGCTACCGGAGAACTCGATCGCGCCAGCGCCCGCGACATGCAGACCAGCACGCGCTCGCAAATTCCGGCGCTGCTGGCGGGCGGCGTTACGGTGGGCTTTTTCGGCTTGCTGGCAATCATGGTCTTTCATCCCATTCCGCCGGGCGCCGAAACCATGCTGAACGTTATGACGGGCTCGCTGGGCACGGCGTGGATCATGGTCATCACATTTTATTTTGGCAGCTCGGCCGGCAGCGATCGCAAAACCGAAATCATGGCCGCCGCCGCGGGAGTGAAACCGTGAGCCGCAGGAACCATTTCCGGCAGCCCTTGCACTCCCATCGCCCGGAGTCTGCGCACGAGTGGCGTCCGGTCCCTGACCCGACTCAGCTCACTACCGAACAGTTGCATCGCGAAATTGCCGCGTTACGCGAACTGCTCTATACGCGACTGGATGCCAATGACGAAGCAGTTAAGTTGCTCCAGGGGACATCAAACAAATCTCCTACCATCGGCGAGGTCGTAGCCGAGTTTCGCGAGAAGTTCCGCGGCCTTGATGCGCAATTCACGGAGCGCGACGTCCGCGCCCGGGAAAATAAAGCCGATGGCACGCGAATGGTTGACGCCGCTTTCGCCGCGCAAAAGGAAGCCGTAGCAGAACAGAACAAATACATCGCGGCAACGAACCTGAAGAGTGAGCAGAATATTACGAAGCAGATTGATGCGACAACGTTACTTGTTCAAACGACAGGCAACGCTTTGACGGGCAAGATCGACGACATAAAAGAACGCCTGACCTCGCTCGAGGGCGTTCGCAACGGCGAAAAAGATACCCAGGCGACCGGGACGGCGCGGCAGCAGTGGCATGTCGGAATCCTGGTTGCCATCATGCTCGGCCTGATCTCGCTGGCCATTCAGCTCATGCGGCATTGAGGAGGAGAATCACAAATGAAGAAAGCGAAGACCAAACCGAAGAAACGTGCACCACGGGCGCGATTGTCTGCCGAAGCCAGGCTGGCTCGGATTGAGCGGGTACGGCTGCTCAAGATCGAAAAGCTCGCGGGCGAGCCCGATAAGCATGTCCTGCATGCGGAGCTGGTAGTGGCCGGACTGCCCGACCCGCCCGCGCAGCCATTGCCCTCTGAGCCGATCGACTTAGCCGATTGCCCCGACGTGGAAGCGAAAAGCGATTGGCTGTGTTGGATTCGCTGGCTGTGGAATTAAGAGCAGATTCTAGACTCCTGGCTAGAAGCTGAGGGTGCCCCATTCTAAACGCGCCTTTCAGCGTTTAGGGTGGGGCTTTTGAATTCACAGTCAACATCCCCACCCTAACGTCGAAAAAACCGACGTTAGAATGGGGCACCCTCGGGTTTCTTTCTTCCTACGGCTTTTTCGGCGGGACGGCAGCGGCCACCGGGCCGGGCTTGGCTGCGGCAGCCGGGGCGGCGGTCGCGGCGGCCGTGTTGGCGGTTACGGCGGCGGCCAGGGCGGCGTCTGAATTTACCAGCGTGTCATGCAGCTTTTGCAGGGCAGCGCCATCGGTACCGGCCGCGCTGAGCTCGCCGGCAATGTTGTGCAGCAGCTTGATGGCTGCCTGTTCAACCTGGGTGGAGTTGGTTACTTCGGCGGTAAGTGCATCGAGTTGCGTGGACATGAGGAGTTCTCCTTTTTGGAACGTGATCCATCCTAACCGAAAAAGCCAGCTGGTGGCATTGAATCCTTGATGTACGATGCTGTCATGAATGCTGCCAAACTGCCGACCCCGGCCGACGTCGAAGCCGTCGCCCGCGAATATCACGATCTCGATCTCGAGATCGAGAAGATTGCGGCCAAAGCAGCGGAGGACATGGCTCCCAAGCAGACCCGGCTGGACGAATTGAAGACCTGGCTGGTCGGCAACGTCCGCGAGTGGGGCTCTTCCCACGCGGAGAAATCCAAGATCCTGCACGGCATTGAGTTCGAAGCCATGGTTACGTTGGGCCAGTCGAGTTCGATCGATGCGGCTGCAGTGGAAACTTTCCGCCTGGCGCTGGTCAAAGCTGATAAGCCGCACCTGCTGAAACAACTCTTTCAAAAGACCATTCGCTGGACGCTGGACGCCAATGCCGCGGGCTTCATCCGCAAGAATTCCAACCTGCTGGGCAGCAGCAAGCTGATGGCGCTGTACGCCCAGTGCACGGTGACCAAAGACAAAGCGCCGCAACTCACGGTGCGGGAAAAGCAGAAGAGCTGAATTCAATGACTCAATGATTCATTGATTCAATGATTCAATCCTCATGTCTCAGCATTATCATTTCGTGTTTTGCAAGGTCTGCGGATCTCCGGGCCACACCAAACGCAATTGCCCCACCCGGCGGGTGCAGGAGATGCAGGACCCCTACGGAACGCAGAAGCGCCCCATCGTGCCGGCGCTGCCCAGCGATCCCGCATTGCGCGATGCCGATGAGTTCACTTTATTTTTGCAGCCGGCGAAACGGCTGTGATTTCCCCGCTTGACAAAGCGGGCAAGCGGGGTAGATGATCCACACTCCCCCGAACAGTAAAAAGCCGCCAGCTGGCTTTTAAGGTAGCTTCAAAACAAAACACTGCTTCTAGCTGCTAGCTTCTGGCTAGAAGCAGGTTTTGATTGAAGCCAGGAGCTAGAAGCTATCCTATGAAACCATTCCGCATTTTGCTGGCTGACAGTTATCCCGTATTCCGGCTGGGACTGCGCACGCTGCTGGGCGCGCATCCCGGCTGGCAGGTTGCCGGCGAGGCCGCGAACGGCCGCGCGGCCGTCGACGAGTGCCTGCGGTTGAAACCGGAGCTGGCCATTCTCGATATTTCGCTGCCCGGCCTGAATGGCCTCGACGTGGCGCGGCGAATTCTGGAAGAGCGCCCGCAGCAACTCATTCTGGTGGTCACCGCGGTCGAAGCCGAGCAGGTAATTCGCGAAGCGCTGCAGATGGGCGTGCGCGGCTGGATCTCGAAAGCTGACGCCGCCGAAGACCTGGTCATGGCCGTCGAAGCGGTGCAGCGGCAGAAAACTATTTTCAGCACGCGGGTTTCGGAGTTGGTCATGGATGGCTACCGCCGGCACGAAGAATCCAGACCCGTTTTGTGCGCAGCGGCCGATGCCGGGGCCAAACTGAGCTCGCGCGAGCGCGAAGTGGTGCAACTGATCAGTGAAGGCATGTCGTCGAAAGAAATTGCCACCACGCTGAAGCTGGCACTCTCTACGGCGGAAACCCATCGCAGCAACATTTTGCGCAAGCTGCGCCTGCACTCGATTGCCGAGCTGGTGCTGTACGCGGTACGAAACGGAATCATCGAAGTGCATGTGGCGCCGCCAAAGCTGTCAGCTTTCAGCTCTCGGCTTTCAGCACAACCCAAAACCGCTGTCATCCCGAGCGTAGTCGAGGGATCCGCTTTTGCGGGGCTGACAGCTGACAGCTGATAGCTTTTCCAAAAAAAGGAGAAAAACCAAATGTTCCCGATTACTTACGATAACGACGTTCAAAAGCTACCGGGTTGGGCACGCCATGTGGGCGCTCCTTGGGCATCAGTTGCGCCCAAAGTTTACAGCATGATGGTCGATCCAAAGACAGGGTTTGCCACGTTCGACATTGAAGGATCGGAAGACCCGACGAAGGTGGCTGGCGGCTGCTACTCGCTTGCTCGTCCCATTCCCCCCGGCGCGACGAACCTCAACCAGACGTACATTTTCACGGTTGATTCTGATTACGCGGCCAACTGCAACTCAACCGAGAACGACGACATTTTCACCATTCCCGATCCAAAAAACCCAGCCAATGGCATGAACCTGAACGGCAGCATACAAACCAACAACGCCGAAGGAGGCGAGCTGCAAATCTCTGACGCGGCGTCGGGATGGATCAATACCGGCATTTTCCCCGGCATTTTCACGCCGTTCCCTGCGGTTCACACTTTGAAAACGCTGTACCAGCTGAATCGTCCCGGGGGCATCGTGCTTGTAAACGGCTTCTTATACGATGAAGCCTCGTATCCGCTCGCACCCAGCCTCGGCACCATCGTAGGCGCCGACAAGGGCTGGGCCGACCTGAATAAAGTCATGCTGCAAATCCAGCAGATGTTGAAGATCGGCGGTACGAAGTATCAAATCACCTATCAGCACATCAATCTGACCTGGTCATAGCTTTTCAGCTGGGTCAAACATCCTCCACCCAGCCAATCCCCGGGGCTCCTCGTGAGTCCCGGGTTTTTTGCTTTTCACTGGGCGCGATAGCTCCATACGAAGATCGGCTTTTCATCCGCACGCGACTCCATCGTCTCAGTAAACGTGATTCGCCAGAGTTTTTCGTAGGGCAGCCCGTTTTTGATGTTCCACAGGATCGCGATATCAGCGACCGGCAGACCGTAGTCCACCAATGCAGCAAGGGCCGCGAATCCCTTCGCATCGCTGCCAGAGGCGATCATGTCGACCGTGGGCCGATCATAGGAGTGACCCTTTCCGCCTTGACATGATTGGCAGGTTTCGATGCCGGCCGTCGCGTGCAACACTCGCACCGCAAAACGGATGCCAACATCGAGGCTCAAATAGAACGACTCCGGCATCATCATGTCGCGCAGCGGCCCCTGCTTTGGCGTTCTAGTTTTCAACGGATCAGAGTCTAGCACGGGCTGAGAGCTAGGAGCTAGAAGCTAGGAGCTCACTTTTCCTCATTGCCGCACAGGCCAGCGGCTGGCTATGATCCCGCGCGTGCCTCGCGTGGCTACCATTTACGTTTTCCCCTCGCCGGCGCCTCGTCCCGCGCCCGCGGCTTTCCCTTTTCGCCTCACCCCGCCTGAACCGCCCATGCCCAAAAAACCTCGCCAGCGGCGCAAGCCTCCCGTATCGCTGAGCGATGAGCAATTCCTCGCCTTGCTGCAGAAGGCGCAAGAGCACCGCGTGCGCGACTGGATCCTGATTCTCTTTACCTACTGCCACGGCTTTCGCGCCAGCGAGCCGCTGGCCGTGACCGCCGCCGACTTCGATTTGAAAGAAGGGAAAGTATTCGTCCGCCGCGGCAAGGGAAGCGAGGGCGGCTGGCAAGATCTGATGTCCTGGCCCGACAACCCGCTGCTCGATGAGCGGACGGCGATCGAGTACTGGCTGGCCAACCGGGAGCGGTTTGGGGTGAAGGGCGGGGCAAAGGCGAAGAAGCTGTCAGCTCTCAGCTCTCAGCTTTCAGTCCAAAAAATGCAACAATCTACAAAGATTGTTACATTTTTGCCGGAAGGGCCAGAAAAGCTGCCGCCCGGGGACATTTGGGCATGGCCGCCTCCCGACAAGCCAGCTGGTGGCTCAGAACCTCTACCGGACCCCTCCGGAGCGCACAGCGAGACTGGGAATCGCAGCCTGGGGCTTTCTAGCGCGAATCCTACAAAAAATGTTGTGTACACCGAAACAAATTGTATTCCTCCCGCGGTGGTCAACGACCAACGACCAACGACCGACGGACGCCTTTTCCCGATCAGCCGCACCCAATTCTGGCGCCTGGTCCACAAATACGCTCTCGCCGCTGGGATCCCGAAGCGGAAGTGCAAAACCCACATGCTCAAGCACACTATCGCGAAGCACCTGGTCCGGGCCGGACATCCGGTCAACGAGATCATGGAGTGGATGGGCTGGCGATCAATGGAAACCATGATGTGGTACATCCGGGCAGACGAGGAAGAGTTGGGCCAACGAATCGGCGACAGAATGCGCAACATGCAGGGCCTGCGGCCCGCACGGCAAGGGAGTTTGTTTCGCGAATAATCGTGGTGATACCAGCAAATGCTCTCTCGCTCTCTGCACGTCCGTTTTGTCCAAGATGAAATGACGTTTCGCTTCGCCTACCGTGCGGACGAAGATAGCCGAGCGGATGGATCGCGCATGGGCGACGTATTCGTTGATCCAGCGGAAAGGAATTTCTAGGCATTTCGACTGCCATATGTTTTTCTCAGATGCTATTGCGGCGCTCGGTGATCCCTGCTATCTTCTGGTCCCAAGCCGAAAGCCAGCGGCTGACTTCACAAAATCAACAGGGAGGAAAACATAAAATGTTACAGCCCATGCCGAACAGCGACAAACACCAAATCCCGGCGCAACCTGGAGGACCGGAGGAAGTACAGCAGGGCCTCGCCGAGCTCTATCCAAACTTCACCGCCCAAATTGAGCGGATCACCCCTGCTCTAGCTAAAGAGTGGTTAGAGCGGAGCATGCTTGGGAACCGCGACTGGAAAGCCAAAACCATCGCTGGCCTCAGACAGGAGTTCCTGCGAGGGAAGATGGGTGTAAATGGCGAGTCGATCATCTTTGATGACGAGGGGAATATCTTAGACGGCAGCCATCGTCTGCGCGTGTGCGTGGAGACGGGCATCACATTTGATTACCTTGTCGTTCGAGGAGTCGACCCGAGAAGAAGGCCAATGATTGACACCGGCAGTATGCGCGACATTGCCGACGACCTCACGATGGAGATGCCATCGCAACGAAAAATCCATCGCGTCATTCAAAGCATGTTCCCGCTAGTACTGCAGTACTGCGGGCACAGCTCAGGGGTCGGGGCAAATGCGTATTGGAGAACCGTTCCCGGTCGGCGGGAGATTTTGGATGTGCATCCCGCTATCAGGGAAGCTGCGGCCAAAGTTGACCTCCAAACCAAGTCCATCGTCCCGCCGGGAGTCGTGGGCAGCCTCTACTACTTCGGCGGCTTCGCGCATGCCGCAGAAACGACTGAGTTCGTGGCTCAACTCATAAATGGCCTCAATTGTAATGCTGGCGACCCGGCCTACACCGTGCGCGAGTACCTCAATGCGACAAATCGCAAACTGGTTAAACTTCACAGTAAGATGCGGGCTTGGGAGATTTTTATAAGCTGTGCCTATGGGCTGCGTCAGTTTATCGAGGGCGAAAAGATGGAACGGTTACGTTTGCCTGCTCAGGTTGCCATTCCCGGCGCGGCCCCCGCCGCAATTGCCATCCACCTTGGCTTGGAGGCGGAAATCGATAGCACCGAGGGTGCATAGCCGGTGGAACGACGAAGCTTTTTTCGAATGCTGATTGGGGGCGTGGCGATGGCTGCCCCCGTCAGAACATTCCCCTTTCGCGTCTTCAGCTTCCCAAGCGAGATTCGGGTTGTGCAGGGGTTTAGCTGGCTCCCCATGGACGTGCACCCCAAGATCCTCAGGGATATGCTATTGAGACCGGATCTTTTGGATCATATTGAGCCAAGCGAAGTCGTCCCCTTCATACGCGCTGCAGAGGACCTCGGTTGCGAGAGCTGCATCGTGGGGCTTCGCCGATTTCGGGAGGGGAGGCTGGAGGCTGTTAGAAATGAAAACTGAAACTCACTATGACCTCGGTAGATGCGAACTGGAAGTACGAATCGAAGCCGATACGCCCGCTGAGGAAGCAATCATTGAAGCCATTCGACAGGGGAAAATTGCGCCCGTCTTAATTGACCGTTGTCACATCGGGATGCACAAGCATTTTGTAAAATTCGGGTTGCCCATTGGGAAGCTCTACGGCGTTGAGTTTCACGAGGGCGGCGAAAGGGATCGTGATTTGCAGACTAACGTGATCCATGTTTACGGAGAATGCCACCTGCCGCTGCCTGAAGTTTCCGCCGAAAGACGCCTAGTTGTGATCCAACACCCCAAACCGGGAACCTAAAAATGCAGAAACTGCTGGATGCTTTGCGCAAGATCGCAGAGGAACTGGAAAGTGAACTCGCAGCGACGACTTTGTAAATAAAAAGGTTGTGATCTTATGACTGATTCACTATTGACTGGAGATTGTGGCGTTTGCATCGGTACTGATAATAGCGACCTTACTGAGTTTTGGAGTTCCGAAACCGTTACGGCACGCAAGGCTCACAAGTGCTGCGAATGCCGCTTACCTATTCTTCCGGGGCAAAACTATGAACGATCTGCAGGTATATCGGATGGCGAAATGTGGAGCCACAAAACCTGCCTTCTATGTCAAGAAATCCGCGATGCCATGCGCTGCAGTAATGGATTCTATTACGAATGTCTTTGGGAGGAAATGCGGGATTACGTCTTTCCTGAGATGACCACTGGGTGCTTAGATAGGCTTAAAACAGTAGCGGCAAAGCAATTTCTCATTGAACGATGGAAGAAATGGAAAGGTTTATGACTGATTCACGCAAAGATAAAGCCGTAGAAAAGTTCGAAGAGTGGGCGTTGCTCGAATTGTTTGGACACCAGCGCCTCGCCGGCCGCGTTACCGGAACAGCAGCTCGGCGGCGCCAGCTTCGTCCGCGTCGACGTGCCGCAGGATGACGGCAAGAAAAAAGGCTGGAAGCTGACTCGGCTCTACAATCCGTCGGCGATCTATTCCATTACGCCGGTCACGGAAGAGACTGCCCGCATGGTCGCGCGCTCGATCACGCCCGAACCGGTCTCGCGCTGGGACGTTGCCGAGATGGTGAAGCAGTCGAAACTGAAGCTGCAGGCCCGCTCCTCCGGAGACGCATTCGAAGACGCCGGATGAAATGGCCTGAGACAAATCCCCACCCTAAACGCCGAAAGGCGCGTTTAGAATGGGGCACCCAAGCTAAGAGCTAGAAGCTAGCGGCTAGCTTTTCTTCTTGCGAAGCAAGTGCGGATCACACTACTATTGCGCTCATGAAGAAAAAAGCTGCGCTCACGAAAAAGAAGAAGCTGAAGACCACGCCAAAAATGAAGATCAAAGCCTCGGCCGCGAAAAAGGCCGCCCCGAAGAAACTTGCCGAGGGCGATCCCTACGCCAAGCGCATCTTCGTGCGCTTCGATGATGCTTCGCAGAAGGAGCTCGTCCGCAAAGCCGCCAAAGCCTCCGAACTCAGCCTCAGCCGCTACTGCGCCCTGGCCGCGGTGAACATGGCCAAAGAAGGCTGGAAGCCGGAACTGAAGCCGGAAGCGGTCGAGAGCGCGAAGGCGGCAAAAGCCAGTTAGAATTTCGAGCGGGGGAAACGCGCACCACTAAAAGGCCGTCGACAAAAACCCCCACCGCGACGGGATGGAGCACACCATCCCCAGGACCCGTGGGATGCGGGCAGGGCAGTCAGCATGGCGCTGGCTGCCCTTGTTTTGTTTTGATTTTGGGTGCCCCATTCTAACCTCGGGTTCTTCGAGGTTAGGGTGGGGATTTTGTTTTGTGGGAAGAGTCAAGATCAAAGTCAAAAGCCCCACCCTAAACGCTGAACGGCGCGTTTAGAATGGGGCACCCGCCGCCGCTACGCGGCTTGCGCGAGGCGTTGTTCGACGATGGCGCCGACGCTCATGTCTTCCGTGACGTCGAACGGAGTGATCATGCCGAGCCAGTGCCGTCCACCCTGGAAGCTGGGATGGAAGATCAGCGTCACGCCTTGTGCGCCGCCGCTGCCGGGGCCCGGAGTTTCAAACTTCACTCCCGTGCCGCCGAGAATGTTGGTAATGTCGGCCTTCAGCGTATTCAAATCGACGCCTGTCAGCTCGCAGGTGCGCGGCTGCGGATGAGTCAGCGTCAGCACCGCGCGGTAATTCTTCACGATGGTGGGATTCATGGGACAGATCTCCTTTTTTGGGAAACTGGGATTTTGGATTGAGTCATTGACTCATTGAATCAGTGAATCATTTCCAACCCTTTGTATCACAAAGCCAGCGGGTGCCCCATCTTTGGGTGCCCCATTCTTCGCCGGTTTTGCGAAGAGTGGGAAATCGAAAGGTGGTGATTTTGACTTTCCGTCACGCGAGTCGGTGCTTGCCGTTAATTTTCGCCGGCGGGATTAGTTCGGAGCTGAGGCGGCCAGTCGTTTCGAGCATCCGCTCGGGATTGAGATTCGGCTTGCCAAAGAATTTGTCGACGTCGGTGAAATCGCCAGTGACCTCGCGATATTTCACTTCAACCTGGACGGCTTTGGTGATTGCCTGCGACACGCGCACGATCGCATTGGCGCGCTCGATCTCGCGCTGCAGCAGCGCTTCTTTTTCGGGATCCAGTTTTTCGCCCTGCGCATAGTCGCCCAGACTTTCAAGCGCGGCAAACAGATGATTGCGCAGATCTTCCATCGTGTTCTTCGGCATCGTTTTTTCCTTTTTGTCGGTTGCGGATTTTGCGTTTCAACGCTCCGGTCAACTGGATGAGCTGCTTGAGCGGTTGCGGCAGATTGTGAATCGTGGTCCGCGCCATGTGCTCTTGCGCGGTGACGAGTTCGAGATTCGAGAGCGAGCAGTTGGCGTGATCGCCGTCCTTCCACCAAATGCGGGCTTCCTGCCAGTCGGGCAGTGGACCGTTCGCCTGCTCCCAGATCAGTTTGTGGACGTACTCCCAGCCGGTTTGCGGCGGCGCGTGCTGCTTGCCGGTCTTGAGCATCATGTAGTCGTCAACCCAGCGGAAGCTCCACATCGGCATCGTATTCAGCGAGACGTGGCCTTTCTTGAACTGCGTCTCCCGCATGCGACCACGATGCCAGCCCGGTCGGCGCATGCCTTTGTTGTGGGGAACGATGCCAGCTTGAAAACGATTCGCTATGCCGGAGGCCTTGAGGCGTTCGCTTTCGATGCGATGCTGCATCACGCGGAACTTCTCGCTCTTTGTGACGCCCAGCCGGAAGGCACGGTTGTAGACGCTGGACACCGGAAGGCCCAAAGCTTTCGCCACCGCAGGCGCAAATTCGTCCGGATAGCGCTTGCGCAGAATGGCATCACGCTGTTTGGTCCACACAACTTTCGCGCCGTGTCCTTCGGCCTTTTGAATGCCCAACACTTTCGCGCGCGAAGCGACTGCTTTGTGCGTGCGTCCGAAGACCTTCGCCAGTTCGCGGGTGTCGGTGATCGGGTAAAGTTCGCGCAGGCGGCCGTGCTCGGCATCCGACCAGGCTCGTTGCTGATTGTTCATGCGGCGGACTCCAGCTGGCCCTGTTTTCCATCCCGGCAGCCGAGCGCGTTGGGATGATAGTCGGCGCGCTCCCACTCTTCCCATGGGACGCCTTCTGGCCACCACGGCCAGTTGGTCGACGGCTTGTCATAGGCGCCAATCACCCAGCGCTGAAATCCCACCAGCTCGCGGGTGCGCACGTACGGCATGGGATAGGGCAACGCGCCAAACTCGCGCAGCCGGCGGCGGCGGTGGTCGCGGTCGGCATGAGTCTCGCCCGGCCAGTAGCCGATGAGCATATACACCATCATGTGCGCGGGACGAACTCCGTATTTTTCGAGACGACGCAGCCCATCGAAGAGACGCTGCTCGTCGCCGCGCGAATCCCAGGCGGTATAAATTCGTTTCCGTTCCATGGAATCGTCGCGATAATCGACGCTCGCAATGGCCTCTGCAGCTTCTTCCGTCAGGCAGCGGCAATTGATGCCCTGATTGAAACTCACCCTGAACTGGCCCTCGCGGATCTCGCGAATGCGATCGCGCCATGCCGGCTGGCCGAAGAAGTCGTTATCAAGCAACAGCAGCTCGCGCGGCCAGGGATCTCCACGCCAGATTTCGGCGATCGAGGCCTCCGGCCGCACCGCGCCTTCTTTCCGCGGCACGACGCAGAATTCGCATTTCAGCCGGCATCCGCGCTGGGTAAAGCCGAGCGATTGGCGAAAGCGTGGATAGAGCGAGTAATCGAGCCTTGGGGTCACAATGCCATGCTGCTCGAGCGTCACGCTCATATCCCAACCGGTGCCGCCGATGATGGCCCCGGGATGCACTGTGAGCAGCCGCTCGGCCAGTGGCCGCGTCTTCTGGAAAATGGCGCTGGCATAGATGCGGTCAAACGCATCCCAAAACTGGCGTTCGAACTGCGCGCCGCAGCGCAACTCGACGTCGTCGCCGCGCTCGCGATGGTGCGCCGAGATGCGCATCAGCGCCAGGTTCGGCAGCTTGCCATCGAGTTGAACGCAGAGGATACGCATTGAGTCATTGAATCATTGAGTCATCGGATCATTTCAAAAGCGGGGCGCCGCCTGAGCCGTTCCAACACAGCGACGGCGTCGGGCCCGAGAACCGTTTTATTGCTGCGACAGTTCCTCATTCGTAAGCCTTCAATTCCTTGCTGAGAGCTTCCTGTGCCACCGCAATCAGGTTGGCCAGGCGGATCCAGAAAATCGTGCGTGCGGTCTTTTCTCTATCTGTACCGCAGGGCTCACTTAACTGGTGTTCTAACTGCGCAATTTCGATTTGCTTCATGCTGCCTCTCCATTCAGAAATAGAGCTTCTTTGTTGGCGGCGACGTAGCCGCGGCGTGGATCTACCAGCAGATTCTTGGCCCGGATCTCGCTTAGCCTGGCGCTGAAGCTTCCGCCGGGCGTGCGTCCCAGTGCGGCCGCGAGCTCGTCGATCGCGACGGGTTCACCGTTGGCTTTGATCAGGTGATCCAGAATCTGTTTGTGCAATGTCGCCAGCTTGCGATCCCACAGCTCCAACACCTCCGCAGTCGTACTCGGCGGGGTGAATGTGCCGAGATATTCGTGCACGCACTTCTCGGTCGCCTTCACCGAACCTGGTTCGGGATCGATGAGCAGGCCTGCGCCGCGAACTTCGCTCAGACGGGCCGAGAAGGATCCCCCAGGCGTGCGCGCGCACATGGCAGCCAGCAGATTGATCGATACCGACTGCGGGTGATACCCGGCCAGGATGCCGGCAACCTGCAGGTGCAGACCGCCGAGCCGGATGTTGCCATCTGCGTTCGCATCTGCGTTGCTTCCCACGCTTCGCAAATTCGGCGAAGCATGGGGCACCCTCGAGATTTCCGTTGGTTCGGGCTTCGACGCCTGGGCGACAGTAGGGGTGGGATCATTCATCGAGATCGCGCTATTGAGTCGGCTAAGCAGCGGCGTTAGCGCTCGTCTTGCCTGGTTGAATTCCCGCTCCCTGGTTTCAAGTCGCGTGTTCAGGACCTTACTGAGTTCCGCAGGATTCGGGCCCGCGTCTGCCTCGGAAGTGATGATGTCGAGCTTGATCAGCATCTTTTCCGACTCGGCCAAGAGCGATCGCAATTCGCGAATCGTTCGCGCCTGCTGCGGATCCGCTTTCGCCGCAGCTTCTGGCTTCTGGCTTCTAGCTGGGAGCGAGGAGCTAGAAGCGATTTTCTGCTTCAGCTCGCGGATCTCGCGTTTCAGTTCCTGCTCGCTGCGGGCTTTGTCTTCCGCCTCTTTGGGCAGGTCGGCGAGTTTGGGCAGCAGCTTGGCTACCGCTTCCGGCATCGGGGGCGGGGCGCTGTACTTTGCGGCTGCGCCGCTTTCCGGATGCCGCGTCTGAATGTCTCCTGACTTCAGCAGAATGCGCACTTTCGAAATGGCTCGGCCGAAGGCGTAGAACTGCCCCGGGTCGAGCGTGCGTAGCGACGTCCGGAAGTCGTGCTTATCTTCTTTCGAAACGCTCATCAGGTCGGCGGCGCGGTCGACGTCGACGTCTTCAATCGTCATCCCCACCAGGCGGTTGAAGAGCTCGGCGCTGGCGTCTTTATCGAGCTTGGCCAGGCGTTGCGTTGCCCACACCGGGCAGAAGCCGCGCTTGCGGCCGGTGGTCGAGAGCGCGATCATGGCGTCTTTGCAGCCAGAAATGATTTCGCGTTCGGTCATCGAGCCGGCTTTGGGCGTCTCCTGAGGACAGAACTTGTGCGCCTCATCAATGATGACAATGAGCGGGTTCCACAGCGAGCGTGGCACCTCGAGCAGCGCATTCAGGAAGTCGCGCACCCACCGGCGCCGTTCCGTGGGGCGGCTGCGAAATGCTTCGAAGAGATCGCAGACGGCGGAAATTTTCAGTTCCATGAATTTCTGTGCCAAGAGAGCCGCGGAGCGGACGTCGGCCGGCGTCTCCCCGCCTTCGCCCACCAGCACGTAGCCAAACTTTTCCCGCAAGGTAAAGAATTCGCCTTCGGGATCAATGATGATGGTTTGCACTTTGCCGTAAAGCTGCTCAGCCATGCGGCGCAGCAGCCACGACTTGCCGCCGCCGGAGTTGGCCTGGACGAGCAGCCGCGTAGTCAGCAGCTCGGGAATATCGATGCCAACGTTTTTGCCGCCCGGAATCACGGTGCCGAGAATGATTTTGGACAAAATCAGCTCCTAGCTTCTAGCTTCTAGCTCCTAGCCAAACCCGGTGCGCGGCCTGCTTGTTTTACGATTTTCATCACCAGGCGATTCCATTCGTACTCATCCATCAGGGCAGGATTCCGCACTCTCACCTGGTCCACGTCGAAATGACAAAGCGGCGCATATTTACTGGCGAGACGTTCGTGGTGATCGCGGATCATACGCACGATCGAGAACACGTCATTGCCCGGTTCGTATTCAGTGGACCCATGTAAGCCGCAACCTTCGCAGACCCATTCTTGTTTCGGCATTTGACCCTCGCGCGTTTCTAGCTAGAAGCTAGAAGCTAGGAGCTAGAAGCTGTCTTTATCCCTTTCCCAATCGTAGGTGCAGTGGCACAGGATCCCGTTCAGGCTGGGATACGCGCCTTGCTCCCACAGGCGCTGCAGAATCTCTTCCGAAAGCGCGTCCAGCTTGCGGCGTGCCGGCACGTCCGAATTGTGGAAGAGCACCGTCCGCCACAGCGGGAAGCTGCTGCGCACTTCGGCGATTGCGATTACGTTTTTGCTCATGCGGTATTTGCCTCGAGGCGGCATGGGTCGTTGGTCTTTCGTCGGCCGTCGTCGGCCGAAGACCGAGCTGCTGGCTTTTTCCTGTTTATCGTAGACCCGAGAGAGCGCGCCTGCTGGAGTAACACGGCACGCCGATCTGCCGTATCGTGCTCCACCACTTTCTGCGCTATTACGCGGTCGATGCGTTTGCTTCTCTCAGTGATTTCGCGCAGGAAAGTTTCCCCTTCAGACGTTTTAGCAAATGTCTCCCAGTCGGCGTTTGCCGCCTTCGCATCCTGCTGGCGGGTCTGCTGCGAGCTGAATTCGCGGTCATGCCATGCCTTCTCGGCCAGTTCATCGATCAAGCTCAGAATCTCCACAGGTTTAGGCATGAACGGACTGCGCCGCAGGTGCTCTACAAATGCCCGCTCGATCGTGGGCGGCTTATATCCCCGCAGAATTCCGGACCAGATACGCGCCTGACCTGGCAACAGCGTCCCGCCCACCATCAGCGCCGTCTGATCGAGGCATCTAGCTAAGCAGGTCGTGAAGGATTGCCCTGCGGTTGCCAGCGACTCGTTCGGCGTGCCGGTCAACGGCTGCGTAATTACCACTTCTTGCCTGCGGTTTTTTCGACGTTCGGTTATCTGTTGCAAGGTTTTTCTTCTCCTTTTCTTTTAAATCAAAATCTAGAGAGAGAGAGAGAGAGTCATTCGCGCTCGCGCGCTTCGGCTTTTTCAGTTTCTTCCTTTGCCTTCTGAGAACCGCGATCAATGGCGGAAAATAGATAACGTGCTGCCCAGCGATCTCTGCGGTGTCGAAAGCAGCCGTGACCATCTCACCCTGCGCTTCCCAGCGCTGCCGGTCACGAGATCCAGCGACTAACCAGAGATCAGAAGTTACAGCCAAGTATCCTTGCGGTTCCGCATCGAACATGGCCCAGAAGAGATTCCACCAGTACCCCCGCTGCGACTGCTTCAGATGCGCCGGCGGCCGAAGCTGCGATGAGCCCATCGGAATCCAATCCAAGCGGGTGGCTTTTTCAGACATGCGAGGGCAAGTAATAGCAGCGGGCACGAAGTGTGGCAACCGCAAAAGCGATGAGCGCGAAGTTAATTCTGTGGAGAACGTAGAGGAAAGCTGTGCGTGGTTAGGAAAACGTGGAGAGAATAGGTAATTGACAGGGGTGTTATGATCCCGTCGCGGTAGAAGCCACCTGCTATGTTTCTTGGAGACAACAGGGCGCTATTTTCGGAATGAGGTGAGAAAATGGGTAAGAAAAAGAAAGAAGCCGCAGCTCTCAACGGCGAGATTACGGTGGAAGAAGTCCTGAAACTCTTCCCAGGCTTCGCCCGTGAGGATATATTGTCTGCCTTGCTGTTAGTCCTGGTCGATGAAGTTGCGGCGGGATTCATGGAGCACAAAGAAGACCCATTTTCGAGGGAATTCTTGGCAGCGCTGGAGCAGAATACTCGCACCCTTGATAGCGTGCTGGAAAAGGAATTTGGGGATGTGCTCGGCCCTGAAGGACGATGCATTGATTCTCTCGCCGTAAGCCTAGCCGTTATCAGAATTGCTGCTCGAATGTTGATCCAGGTTCATGCGGTCAGAAAAGGCGCGCAACTCTTAGCGCGCGAGAGGCATAAAAGGCTCACAGAGGCCTTCATACGACTGGCTGCATTATTCGAAGTGCACGCCGAGAAATGCGAACGATGTGCACCTTGGAGCAGATTCCTAAATAGCAAAGGGATTAAGCCGAGAACTCCTGGCTGTGAAAGAGGGGCAAGGATGGCCGAGGATTTGCGAGTTGGCACTTCCGAACTCGAGGCTCTGGAAGTGGTGATAGTGGCGGCCTAAGGAGGGATAAATGGACCGACGAAGCTTTTTCCGAACGATGATCGGGGGCGTGGCGACCGCCGCAGCCGTCAAAGTCTTGCCCGCGATCGAGCCGCTCAAAGATGTCGCCGCGCCCCAAAGCGAAAGTCGGCGCTACGATATGCGCGGCGCAGTGGTGGCGGATGATCTGCTGCGCAAATATGATGCTCTGATGAAAGCAAACGCAGCGAGGGAGGCGTCTTAAAATGCCGAACTGTCAAGGATGTTTGGTTTGTAAAATCGGAAACCTGTTTACGAATCTGCGGCTGGCGCTTCGGCTGACCGCCAGACATTGGGCCCATCATCATCGCACCTGGTATTGGGATGAAAGGGAATGGCGCGATAGGAAAGCGGGATGAACCGCCGACACTTTCTCCGAACGACGATTGGGGGCGTGGTGACCGTTGCAGCCGTCAAAGTCGCCGCGGCGATGGGGCTGCTTAAAGATGTCGCTGCGCCCCAAACGGAAGACCGTTATTACGATATGCGCGGCGCGATGGTGACAGATGACCTGCTGCGCAAGGCGGAAGCGGCGCAAATACTGCAGCAGAGCGAACAGCGGGAGTCACGGCGCAGGGCGGAAGCGCTGTCGAAGCTGGATGAATTGCTGCACGAATACGGCTGGCAACGTTCAGACTTCAGAAGCGATCAGATTGAGCGCGCGGTGCAGCAATTATATCGTGCCCGCGAGCGTTGGCTGCGTCACGACCCAACATTGAAAAATTCGCCGGCTTGGATCGATCAACTATGCTGGGAGGAGTCAACTTGAGTTTGAGACGGAGAACTCGCTTCTGGCTCGGATGCATCGGTTTCGTGATCTGCGGGTTTGGGGCACTGATAGTTTGGCATAACAACCACGTCGCCGCCGCATGGGCTGCCATAGCCGCTGTGTGGGCATTATGTTTCGCAATCCGCGGTAACTAGAAGCCATCAGAAGCCATCAGCTCGCTTTCTCTCGCCCCGGCTTATTTTTGCTTTTTCCTGAACCCTTTGGGCGCCCGCCCCGCTTGCCACATGCCACGTTGAATGCATGGCTGCGTCTTTGGGCAGACGTCTGTCCGCCCTTGGACCCCTTGCAAGCCTGACAAAATACGAGCCTGAGTTCATCTGGGTGTTTTGGACAAAAGTAGCTGTAGAAGTCGTCGCAGAAGCGGCAGTAAAAGGTTCGGCTGAATCCACGCACCGCGACCATGGGTTCGCCTCGCTGCTCTTTCGGATGTTTCGGACAATAGACTTCCTTGACTGCTTTACTTCCCATGGACCCCCCATGGCCAGATGATCCCCAAGGCGACCCATCCCTTGGGATCATCATTAGATCACATGGGCGATCCCATGCCAATTTTACGAAAACAGAACAACAGGTAAATTGGCGCTGCAACGGGCCGCGTCGGACCCTATAGCCAGCAGGCGGCTTTGTTACGTTTCGCGAACTATGTAAGCCAGCCGATGGCTTTAGTGTTCGGCTAGAAGCTAGGAGCTGAGAGCTGACAGCTTATTTACCAAACCCACCGGCTGGCTTAGATCACAGGAAATCCACAGCTATTACTACGAAAACCGCGCTTTCCCTATTGACAGGGCTTTTGCAGGAAGCATAGTTTTGCTCTCACTATGACGGGCCTTGAACATCATTACACCATTCAGGAAATTGCCGAGCGCTGGAACATCGGCTATGAGAAGGTGCGCCAGATTTTCGATGTCGAAGACGGCGTGCTTCGCATTGGCGAAGCTACCCGCCTGTCGGCGCGCCGCAAGTACAAGCGCCGCTACTTCACTCTGCGGGTGCCGGAATCGGTGCTGCTGCGGGTGGAAGCGCGCTTAATGAACAAACGGCCGCCGGCTCAGTCCGGAGGCCTCAACAGCCAGCGGCGGCTCGAGGCGACCTAAGGCCGCACGCTGATCCGCAATGCAGTGGTTGATCCGCTTCTGGATCCAGAACAGGTAAGATTTTTGCGTCATCTGGACCGTCGCATGCCCGAGAGCCTTGGCCACATTTTCGAGCGCCACGCCCCGCGAGATCATATCAATCGCGAAGGTATCGCGCAGCATGTGAGGGTGCGCCTCGCGCACTTCGCCAACCTCGGTCTCAATCTCTCCGATCTTAGCGGCGCTGCAGAGCTTCTGAAAACGGTCGCGCCACACTTCCGTGTTCTGCTTCTCGCTGCGGTCGGGAAACCGCATGGGCTGCTCGGCCGACGAACCTTCTTCCGCGGGAATCGAACGCAGCCGCGCAGCCACGTCCGCGGGCAAAGCGATGACGGCAATCTGGCTGTTCTTGTGTCTCCGGTAGGTGAGCACATTGGTCGTCGAGTCGAGATGCAGTTGCGGGCGGAAGTGCACAATATCGATCACGGCCATGCCCGCCCAGCGGCCCAGCTCCAAAAACGCACGCAGCCGGGCGGCATAATTTTCTTTGGCGTGCCCGCGCTTCGGTTGGCAAAACGGCAGCGTAGCCAGCAGGCGCGCATACTGGTCGTCCGAGAAGGCGCCGCAGCGGTTGCCGCGCCGTACCCGGAAAGAATTCTGGCGTCCGAAGCGTGGCAGCTTTTCGAGATAGTTGCGATCGCGGGCCCAGCGAAAAAATGTGGTGGCAATCGAGCGCCATACGCTGCCCGTCAAATCGTTCGAGTGCCACTCCCCCGCCCACTCTTCAATCAGCTGCGTCGAAATCTGCTCTACGCGGGTAATCGGAGCCAACGCCCGCGGATTGTAGCGGTCGAGAAAATCGAGCAGCGCGGGATTGAGCGAATGCCTTCGCTGGTAGGGCTGCACCACGCGGCGGGCGAAAATTGTGCGCACGGTGCGAATGTGCGATGCGGAAAGCTTGCGCGCGGTGAGCGCAGCCAGGTAACGCGTGACCGCGTCTTCAATGGTGATCCCCGGCTCGGGATGAGTGATGGCCCGGGCCTCGGCAATTTCCGGATCAAAGCCTTTCAGAAGTTTCTGCGCCACCTCGCAGGCTTCGGTAAAGCTCGAAGTGCGCGCCGCCTGCACCGTGACCTGGCCGTCGCGCGGCTTCGAGTAGATCCACTTGGGGCAGCGGCAGCTGTTCTGGTTGGAAGAAGTGAGCGGACAGCCCTGCAGGTGGCGCCGGGTGTAGACGCGGACGGCGCCGTATGGGGAAGAGAAATAGATGCGCGCATCGCGCGACCATTTGGGGGCGGCTGGCAGCTGGGCGGCTTTCGGTTTAGAGTGATCCTTCATGGTGATCCCACTATACACGGATTGTGCACCAAGTGTGCACAAAGAAAAGAGGCAAACTTGCATAGTGTAATCAGTAAGTTACAGGTTAGCCGAATTAGGTATTATAGCTTCGTGCGACGCGCCTGCGTTCTTCTCGCTATCACCACAATTTGGCTCGGCGGCTGCTATCGCGGCTCCCGACCCCCTCGTATCGGGACTGCGGCCCCTGA